TACTACGGCTTTGGAGCAATCGCTACTAAGGTCGGCGCAGGCGCATTCAAGAATAACAAGGCGTAAGCCACACTAAGTCGCTCTGGGGAGTAGTAGCCCTCTACTCCCCAGAGTCTTTAGAAAGGATCATCATGGCACTTACAACAGTTGCAGAATTACGCTCAACACTAGGCGTAGGCACATTGTATCCAGATGCAACCCTTCAAGAAGTATGCGATGCAACAGATGCAGTCTTGCTTCCAATGTTATGGGCAGATACTAATTTTAATGTGGCACACAGCAACACGACCACAGTAGGCACTTTATATTTTGATGAACTTGTCAAAGACACATTTTATGTAGGTCAGACAGTTGTAGTAACTAATAATAAATCGCATCTTAATGGATCAAAGACAATCACAGAAATTGGCGATTATTCAATTTCTTACGCAATAACAGGAACACCAGCAGCAGAGCCTAAGCATGCAGTGCGACCTTATGGCACAGTTACAATAAGTCCATCTACAGACTGGACGGCTGACATGGCAATCCAGCAAGCAGCTTTAATGATATCTGTAGAAATCTGGCAAGCGCGTACAGCCACCCTTTCTGGCAGTAACCTTGTCGATTTCCAGCCAAGCCCTTATCGAATGAGCGCACAGCTTCTCGCTAAGGTGCGAGGATTGATAGCCCACGCACTAGACCCACGCTCAATGGTCGGATAATGCCACCAGTTGCCATTACCACTCTTAGAACCACACTAGCGACTGCTCTGGTCAATAACGCTAAGTGGCAGACCTTTGCATTCCCACCAGCTACAGTTCTGGCTAACTCAGTTATTGTGTCACCTGATGATCCATATTTGACACCTAATAATAACTCTCAGATTTCTATTAGCCCTATGGCTAACTTTAAGATTGTAATGACAGTGCCACTTTTTGATAATGAAGGCAACCTTAACGGCATTGAGGACACAGTAGTTAGTGTGTTCGCACTTCTTGCTGCATCATCTCTGGTCTATAATGTAAGTGCGATAAGCGCACCTAGTGTTCTCAATGCTGCAAGTGGAGACTTGCTCAGCTGCGAGATGTCCGTATCAATCCTAACGAGTTGGAGCTAACCATGACCGACATGGCACAATGGGAAAAAGAGCAGGAAGCTTTCTTGATCAAAATCGGTCAGGTTAAGCCAGCAGCACCAAAGCCAGTAACTAAGAAAGAAGAGGAATAATCCGATGGCAGTTTATTTAGCAAATACAGGAGTTCTAACTGTTAATTCGGTAGATCTCTCAACACTGGTCACAAATGTGGTCATCAACCGCTCATTTGATGAGCTGGAGATTACAGCTCTTGGAGACACAGGTCACAAGTTCGTAAAGGGATTGGAAGCTTCAAGCATTACAATCGACTTCCTAAACGATTCAGCATCTGCAAAAACACTTCAAACATTAAACACTACTTGGGGCACAAGCGTTACTGTGACTTTCAAGCAAACATCTGATGCAGTATCAGCAACTAACCCTCTATACACAATGACTTGCTTGATTAACAACACAACACCTGTAAATGGTGCTGTTGCTGATTTATCAACTCAGTCTGTAACATGGAATGTTATGGGCACAATCGCAATTACAACAAGCTGATAATCAACTAACAAAGGGGCTAACCAATGGCAAAACTAAAGATTACTAAGACAGATGGAAGTGTTGTTGAAGGAGAAATTACACCAGCAGTGGAGTATTTCTTTGAGCAACAAACTAAAATGGGTTTTCATCGCGCTTTTCGAGAAGAAGAAAAGCAATCGCATGTCTATCTTTTGGCTCATGAGGTTATCCGCAGGTCAGGTGAAACTGTTAAGCCTTTTGGGATGGAGTTTATCGAGACACTGAAAAGTGTTGAGGTTTTAGACTCTGACCCTTTAGCATAAAGCGAGATCTGCCATTCACCTACCTAATCGCTCGATTGAGCATTAGGTTGCAGATCCCGCCACAAGCACTATTGGAATTAGATAACACCATGCTCGATGCACTTGTGCAGGGGCTAAAAGATGAGGCGAAAGAGGTGAGCGATGCAAATAGAACTAAGAGGAAACGCTGACCTTCGCAAAGCATTACGCCGCTTCGCTCCTGATTTAGAGAAGTCTCTTAAGATTGAACTAAAGCGCGGGCTTGCCCCAATAGCACAAACAGCTCGGGGCTATGTTCCATCTCAATCACCTTTAAGCGGCTGGGCTGATAGATCGTTTAATGAGGGTAGTTTCCCTACATTTTCTGCTTCAACAATCAAATCTAAGATTGGTTATAGCACAGCAGTTACAAAGCGAAATGCTAGAGGCTTTAATTCTATGGCTTCGGTATTTAACAATTCTCGCGCAGGTGCAATTTATGAATCTGCTGGTCGTAATGGCGCACAAGGTCAGCCGTGGGTAGGACCTAAAGGCCCAGCAGGTAAAAAGTATTCACACTCTCGCAACCCTAAAGCTGGACAACAATTTATTGCTGCTATGCCTCCACTTACAGGAAGCCTCAAGGGTCGTGGTCGTTTAATCTTTAGAGCATGGGCTCAAAACAAAGGCGTTGCAGAAGGCATTGTCAATAAGGCAATTACTACAGCAGAACTAGAATTGTTGAAAAGGTCTAGAGCTGGAGCATTAGGGAGAGCAGCGTGAATTATCAAGAAGTAATTAACATTGCATCCAAGTTTGATGCTAAAGGATTTAAGCAAGCTGAGACTGCTTTAGGAAAATTATCTGGAACCGCTAAAAAGGTTGCAGGTAGTTTAGGTCTAGCATTCGGTGCTGCCGCTATTACTTCTTATGGCAAGGCAGCAGCTAAGGCATTTGCCGATGATGAAGCAGCAGCCCTTCGACTTAGCAGAGCAGTTGAAAATCTAGGCATTGGTTTTGCCAATCCTGCTATTGCTGACTTTATATCGAACTTAGAGAAATCAGCCGCAGTTGCAGATGATATTTTGCGCCCAGCCTTTCAGGGCTTGCTGACCACTACTGGCTCATTAGTCCAGTCTCAAAAGCTTCTCAATGATGCCATTACAATTAGCCGAGCATCTGGCATTGATTTAGCGACTGTAACAGAGGATTTAGGCAAAGGTTATGTAGGCATTACCAGAGGGCTTTCTAAATACAACACAGGTTTAACTAGAGCAGAACTTACATCTAAGTCATTTAATGAAATTCTTGGGGTTATCCTCAAGCGATCCGCAGGAGCAGCTGAGGATTATCTAGACACTACTGCTTACAAGTTTAATGTCTTGAGTGTTGCAACATCTAATGCCTCAGAGATTATCGGTGGCGGGTTAGTTGATGCCTTTGCTCTCATTGGTGGTGGCACAGATGCCTCAGATGCCGCTTATGTAATTGAGACCATTGCCAGCGCACTTGCTAAGGTCACAGTCCAGACTGGCAGAACTATTGGTGTCATTCCAACCTTAATTGCTAATCTTAAAAAACTACCTAGAGAAATCTTTTCAGGCTTCGTGGGTAAGCAATTTGGGGTTAATGTCAATGTTGCCCCTAAAGAAAAAGAAGTCAAGCTTACTCTCACTCAGAAGCGCCAACAAGAACTGCTTGCCAAATTAGAAAAGGACTCATTGCGCAGAGAGCGTGAAAGACTTGCTCTCAAGAATAAGCAGTTAGCAGCCGACAAAGCCAAAGCAATTATTGCTAAGGGTGAGGCAGCCCTTCTCAAAGGCGAGTCAGTCTTTGACATGGACAAAATCCAGATTGCAGCAGCTCTTACATCTCAGGCTGAGCAACTAGGCAAAGCAACTAGCGGGGCTCAGTTATTGCAGATTGCCAATGACACTGCCCGCCTTAATGTTAAGAAGTCAATTCTTGCCTTAGAAGATGCTATCGCCTCTAAGGATGAAGCAGCCATCATTGCTGCTACTAACAAACTTAATGCTGATCTTAAGATTCTTGGTGCTTTAAGCTTGCAAGATGTGAAACTTAAAGACATCAAATCAGTTCTTGATAGTCTCAAGCCTAAGGACTTAATTAACCTTGCCAATCTAGATGCTGCTATCGCTAAATTGATTGCTATGAATGCTTTAACTGGCCAGCCTACAATAAGTGGTACAAGCAAAGGAGGATCTAGTGCTTCTGGAATCCCTGTTGGAGATTTTGTACCTACAATTCCAACAAGCGGTGTGTCAATGGCAGCTATATTAGAGTTCGCCGATGCAGCTACAACAAGAGCCAATGCAATGGCTGACCTGCTAGATGCACAGAATGCAGCAGATGCATCAGCATTTGCCAATAGTTCTCTCTATGCTTTCAATGTAACTATTAACACTGGCGTGGGAGACCCTAACGCTATTGCTGAAACTCTTGACCAGTATCTACAGGGCGCAGTCGATCGTGGAACTCTAAGGGTTCGCTAATGGCTTGGCTTCCAGAATGGCAAATTACTGTAGGCGATGATGTCTATACGACTGTTACCTCTGTCTCTTTTGCATCTGGTCGCTTAGACATTGATAGACAATCTACTGCTGGCTATTGTCAAGTGCAGATTATTAACACTACTGGTGCAGATTTTACAATCAATGTAACTGAACCAATTACCTTAGAATTAAAGAACTCTAGCGGTACTTATGTCACTGTATTCGGTGGTGAAGTATCTGATTTTAGTATTGGGGTCAGAAGCCCAGATGAGACTGGCTTTATCACTACTGGCACAATTCTAGGCATCGGATCACTGGCGAAGCTGACTAAGGCTGTCTATAACACTGCTCTAGCAGAGGGTCTAGATGGCGCACAGATTGCAGAAATCCTAGGGCAAGCTCTTAACCTTACTTGGGCTGAAGTGACCCCTACAGTCACTTGGGATACATACCCTGCAACTACTACATGGGCTGAAGCAGAGACTTATATTGGCACGATTGACGCAGGCTTCTACACCATGATTGCACTTGCTGCTAGTGCATCTGCCAAGTCTCAAACCCTTGCAGACCAGATTGCCACTAGCGCACTAGGCACTGTCTATGAGGAAAAGGATGGCGATGTCTCCTATGACGATGCCGACCATCGATCTAACTACCTTGCAGCTAATGGCTTTACTAATTTAGATGGGGCTTATGCAACTCCTAGCAGTATCCAGTCTCAGACACAGATTGCTCGCATCCGCAACAGCCTTATCTATCGCTATTCCACAGCCTATGGCTCGACCTACAGTACCTCTGATAGCGACTCTATAGCCTCTTACGGCCTCTTTGAGCGTTCAGTTGATTCCAACATTAAGAACCTTGCTGACATCACTGACATCGCCTCGAGAGAGTTAAACCTACGCAAGAACCCTAGAGCTTCTTTGGGAGCTATTACTTTTAGACTTGATAATCCAGACATGCCTAGCGCCATGCTTGACTCACTTATTGGCGTGTTCTTTGGTCAGCCTGTCTTGATTACTAACTTGCCTACTAATTTGTTCGGTGGCTCTTTCGATGGCTTTGTCGAGAATGTAGCCTTGCGAGCAACACCTAGTTATACAGAAATGACTCTTTATATCTCAGCTACAGACTTCTCACTATCCACTACACAGTGGGAAACAGTATTGCCTGCCTCACTAATTTGGACAGGCGTGAATGCTATACTAACTTGGACTAACGCGACTGGAGCACTAACTTAATGGCAACTACTACACCAAACTATGGCTGGCCTGTTCCCACTTCCAGCGATTTAGTAAAGAATGGCGCAACAGCAATTGAAGCATTAGGCGATGCTGCTGACGCAACAATGGCCACAATGGTTGCTAAAACCATCATTGACGCTAAGGGCGATCTAATAGCTGGTACTGCTGCCGATACAGCACAACGCCTAGCAGTAGGCACAAACGGCCAAACACTCGTGGCGGATAGTACCGCTTCCACAGGTTTGAAATGGGCAACTCTTGCGACTGGCAAAGTCTTGCAAGTCGTTCAAGGCTCAACCGCAACTCAGGTTGGAAACTCAACAAGCACACACGCTGACACAGGATTAACCGCAACAATTACGCCAAGTTCAGCAAGTAGCAGAATTCTTGTTTTAGTGTCACAGGCAGGAACTGGAAAGATTAACAACACACGCGTTGAGATGTATATAAATCGTGGTGCAACTCAAATTATTAGGTTTGCCAATTATCTCGCTTATACGAATTCGGGTTTGCAAAACATTGAAACAGTATCCACTGCGTATTTAGACAGTCCAGCAACAACTTCCGCAACTACTTACAAAACAACATTTGCATCAGCCGATAACATTGCCGAGGTATGGGTGCAATTAGCAGGTGCAGCAACTTCAACAATTATTCTTATGGAAATAGGTGCTTAATATGGCTACAAGTTTAGAAGTATTGCGTTTTTTATGTCCTGCTGGTGGCTGGATTATTGTGGGTGATGAGTTTAGTGGCATCACTTGGGTTGATGAAAGACCACGCTGCACAGAAGCAGAGTTTAATGCTGGTTTTGCTCAATACGATGCTTGGAAAGCGGAGCAAGATACAAAAACAGAAATTGACAAGGCAGCACTTTTAACCAAACTAGGCATAACTGCCGATGAAGCAAAGTTACTGCTTTCATAGTGGAACACTTGACTAAGATAATTGCTCATGAAGCCAAGATTATCTAAAGCTGCTATTCAGTTAAGAGAGCAGTTAGATGATTCCTTCCCAGATCGTGACAGGGCATCGGATGGTTGGGTCGGTGATACCCGACACGCTGCTCGCAAGTCTGATCATAATCCAGATGAGCAGGGTTGGGTTCGTGCCATTGACATTGACGCAGACCTTTTCGGTGCAGGAATCAAACCGCATATTATGCCAGACCTTGCAGATCAACTTCGAATCAGTTGCAAGTCTAAGGCAGAAAAGCGCATCTCGTACATTATTTTTAACGGCAGGATTGCGTCTCCCGTCCTTAACTGGAAATGGCGTAAATACACAGGGGCTAACAAACACACTCACCACATGCATGTCAGCTTTAAGAAAGAAGCTGACCTTCTGGGTGAGTTTTATTCGATACCTATGTTAGGCGGAAACTAATGAATATGAAGAACCCTTATGTCCTTACTGCTGGAGCATTCCTATCAGCTTGGGCTGCATCCAATTTTGCACTTGACTATCGCGCAGTTCTCTGGGCTGTACTAGCTGGTGTCTTTGGATATGCGACTCCTAAAAAGTGACACAATCCGATTTCTTCACGCTCTACTTAGGCACACTGGCAATAGTCGGTGGCTTGTCAGGTTATGTAATTACACACTTGTTGTCTGAGATTAAAAGACTCAACACGCGAGTCGATGAAATCTACAACATCTTACTAGACAGGTAACATTCTGCTATGGCAAGAAAAGCAACTAAGGCATTAGAGGAACAAGGCTACTCAAAGCTAGATGCTTATTGCATTGGCTTATATGAGTATTTCTGTAGTCTTAAGCGAGCAGGCTTCAAAGAAGATGTAGCCATGTTTATGATTACTGAACCTCAATCTTATCCTGCTTGGATATTGCCTGATCCTGTCGATCCAGAGAAGTTCGGCAATTACGAAGATGAGGACGATGACTAAAGCCCGCTATCTTGTTATATCGGATTTACAAATCCCATATCACCATGAGCAAGCTGTTAAGAATCTTATCAAGTTAGTAAAGCGAGAGAAGTTCGACCTGATTCTCAATACAGGCGATGAGTTAGATATGCAGAGCCAGTCTCGCTGGGCTCAAGGTACTAAGTTGGAGTGGGAAGGTACGCTAGATGCTGACAGAAGCCTTGCGCAGGATATTCTCTATGAACTCGGCACAACAGATGTCACTCGGAGCAATCACACAGACCGCCTATACCACACACTATTACGCGCACCTAGCCTCATCGGATTACCAGAATTGGAGTACGCAAAGTTTATGGACTTCGCTGGACTCGGAATCCGCTTCCATAAAAGACCATTCGAGTTTCACAAGGGATGGGTCTTAGTTCATGGCGATGAAGGATCAATGAACTCCAATGCTGGACTTACAGCTCTAGGGCTGGCTAAGAAGTTCGGCAAGTCTGTGGTCTGTGGTCACACTCACAGGGCAGGCATTAGTGCCTTCACAGAGGGCATAGGAGCCTCATACAGGACTTTGTGGGGCTTGGAGGCAGGAAATGTTATGGACAAGAAGAAAGCTTCTTATTTGAAGGCTGGGAGCGCTAATTGGCAGATGAGCGTAGCAGTCATAGAAACACATGGAGACCGCGTTAGTCCGATGCTAGTGCCTATAAATAAGGATGGGTCATTTACCCTATATGGACGACTTTACGCTTGATGTAGTTCGCACCATAGACACTATGATTGACCAGTCAGAATTGTTACCATTTCGTTATCAGAATGTACTTGATTAGTCTGGACTCTATGCAACACTAATCCTGTAAGCAACCGAGGGCGTTGCTACAGATAGGTACAAAAATGTCAGTATTAACAGTTTTAGAGCTAGAAGTAATCAAGAACGCATTAACTGCAATGGATCAATACGACCATGAGCTTGTCGCTAAGTTATACATTATGCAGCGAGAATTGATTGCAGAAATGGCGGTGGCATAATGACCAATAACGAGAAATTGTTAATTATCTGCCTTATTGGGGCAAGCATTAGCTTTATTATATGGGCGTTACAATCCTATAAAGAAGCCTATGATCGTGGCCATCGCGATGGCTGGCATAAGGGCAGAGCAGTCAATCGCTCAGAGTTCTGGTCAGAATGAAACATGCAGAGATACTTAGTTCTGCCACCGACCTTTACTCGGACAGAGGACTCGCTTATGGTCACCCAAGTGACAATATGGCTAGAGCAGCCAGACTCATTAGTGCCTACCTTGAAATGCCAGTGGAAGATTACCAAGTCGCAGTTATCCTATCGCTGGTCAAAATCGCAAGAACAATCGAAGATGGAACAAGAGTCGATTCTTGGATTGATGGAGCCAGTTATCTAGCAATCGCTGGACAACTACAAACAGAGGAGAATGAACTCTATGTTTAATTTAGCCGATTACGAGCCAGTTGAGGTGAGACTTGAAAAGTTTATTAAGGACTATCCAGATTTTCGTATTAGCACTGAGTTGGAAGTGGTGGAAGCAACTCGATACATTGTTAAGGCTTATCTATTTAAGACTAGCCAAGATAGCATCGCATGGGCAACAGGGTACGCTGAAGAAACGGTTAGCTCTCGCGGGGTCAATCAAACTTCTGCATTGGAGAATTGCGAGACATCGGCTATTGGCAGAGCACTTGCAAATGCGGGTTATGCTCCTAAAGGAAAGCGCCCTAGCCGCGAAGAAATGAGCAAGGTTGCACCAAACCATCCAGTTCTTAAAATAGTCAAGCAAGAAGTAAAGCCAGCACCACAGGACATTAAAGAGGGTGACACTGATTACTGGACTACACCAATCGGATCATCTGTCAAGACCACTAACGCACCAGTAACTCTAGAGACTGCAATGGCAACAGTGACAGAGATTCTAGGTACTGCTGAAGCTTTAGATGCCCCTAGTTGCAATCATGGCCACATGGAATGGCGCACTGGTCATTCTGCTAAGACTGGCAAGGATTGGGCTGGATATTTCTGTACTACAAAAGGTCAAACTGGTGGGATGGATAAGTGTCCAACGCATTGGTATAACCTTTCAAGTAGCGGTAAATGGGAACCACAGAAGGCGAGGGTATAATGGGGTATGCAGAGTTTCACACAGCTGACGGCTGGGTTAATGTGGAAGATGTGCCCATGATTGACACAGTTAATTGCCAACTATGCAACGAGCCAACACTGGCATCTGACATTACGATCACTGCAAGAATTGTTGAAGGTGTAGTAGTTGCTGGCACTTGGTCATGTAATAAGTGCAGGGCTGTCAATGGATAAGGAAACGCTTCTTATGACGCTAACTCTTGCTTTATTCATTGGCGGAGTTGCAATGGGCTACATGGCTGGGATGAATCATTAGCCAACACAGAAAGCACAGAGGTTTCCGCACAGAGCGAGTGGTCGCGCAGTACCTATCGGCTGTATGGCCGTTCGCTAGTGTGGGAAGAGGGAATGGTAAGGATATTCAAAATGTGCCTTTTGACTGTGAAGTCAAGGCAAGGGCTGGATTCCAACCTAAGGCAGTCTTGGAGCAGATTCGTAAGCGCACAGCCATTTCGGGGGAATTGGGCTTTGCTGTCTTGCGTCTTAATGGGCAGGGAGAAAATGCAGCGGAGTATGCCTGCATTATCCAGCTCCAAGACTTGCTTCCACTTCTTGAATTAAAGTATGGTCACTTAAACACTAAACCGACTGAAGCAGACATTGTTAGATGTGATGGCTGTGGATCATGGATGATTGGGGAATGTAAAACATGCCAGCCTACGATTACAAATGTGGAAGATGCGGATTAAAGAATGAGCTGCATCATGGCTGGCACGACAAACCCACAGTTCTATGCACTTATTGCAATGAACCAATGGACAAGGTAATTAGCCCAGTAGGGGCAATCTTCAAGGGTACTGGATGGGGCAAAGATTGATTGTATATGACTTCTTCTCAGGCACTGGGTCAAGTACTCAGGCATTTGAGGATGCAGGACACACAATAATCAAGGTTGAGTTAGATGAATACTTTGAGGCACATGAACGAGATATTCTACAGCTTACCGCTGACGGATTGATTGCTAAGTATGGTCAGCCAGACTTTATCTGGGCTTCACCGCCATGTCAGAAGTTTAGTGTGGCAAGCCTTTGGAAGTATTGGGAAGGCACTAAGGGCAAGTCAGTGCCTAAACACCCAGCTGTCTATGAAGCCTTGGCATTGGTTGCACACACTGTTAAGTTAATGCAAGACCTTGAGCCGACTAATGGCTGGATTATGGAAAACCCTAGAGGCATGTTACGCAGTCAGGATGTAGTCAAAGACCTGCAACGATGGACTGTTACTTATTGCCAATATGGTGACACTCGAATGAAGCCAACGGATCTCTGGGGCACTATTACATGGACACCTAGAGCTATGTGTAAGCCTAAAATGGATTGTCATGAATCATCACCAGCTGGCACAAATGCGGGTGGCACTGGCAAATTACGCAATGCAAAGCTTCGTTCTATGGTTCCTTATGAATTAGGTAAGGAAATACTTAATACAATTACCTGTGGATAAGTAGGGGCAAAACTTCACTTCACGCTCAGATTGGACACGAGTTATGCACATCATTGACACGCATGGTACGCTAACGGCGCAGAGCCTCTCAAAGGCTCACCGCAAGCCCTTCAGGGGCGTAGCTTGCGGGGTGCTAGTAGCTATTGGGATAGCTCTATGCATAATGCCTTATGCAGGTAGCTCTGAATCAGTGCAACAAAAAGAATATATTGATTACAAGACTTATTCTCTCTATCTATTAGACTTTAACTATAAAGAATATAAATGCTTATTAAGGCTCTATGGTAAAGAATCAGCATGGAATCCATTAGCTGTTAATGGTAGTCATTATGGTATTCCTCAAGGCAAGAGTGAGTGGCTTAAAGACCAAGATGGTTGGACTCAAGTACAATGGGGCTTAGACTACATAGGCCATAGATATGGTGAGCCATGCATTGCATTAAATCATTGGAGTAAGTACGGATGGCATTAAGAGATGCAAGCCATAGAGAACTTGGGTTACAGAAGTGGAAAGACCAGCGCTTAAGAGTATTAAAGCGTGATGGTTATATCTGTGCATATTGTGGTCAAGAAGCCAATCAGGTAGATCATGTGATTAGTCGCAAAGATGGTGGTAGTCATGACATGGATAACCTTGTTGCTTGTTGTGCTCCATGTAATAGCAAGAAGGGTGCGCTCAATGAGGGGGTTTTTTTAGGTAAGAGCTCTACCCCCCCTGTCTTTTCAGGGCATATCTACCCGATGCAGTCCGAGCCGATGCTGGACAGTCCTTTTACAGTCCGACCTAGTCCGAGTCAATGACAACTAAGACCAAAAAGACCCAGCCGCTACGAGGGGCAACTCAACCAAGGATTCACAGCCCACTTCTTAAGGGCAAGTCCAGAGCTGGTGAAGTCTTGGAGATGGTTGAGCGCTTAAAGATGGACAAGCTCATGCCTTATCAAGAACATGTCCTCAAACAAATGATGATGGTGGATAAGAAAGACCAATATCGAGTCAAGACCGCCCTGTTGCTCATTTCAAGACAGAATGGCAAGTCTCACTTAGGCAGAGTGCGTGTCATCTGGGGCATGTTCTATGGCAACGAAAAGAAGCACATCATCATGTCCTCTAATAGAGCAACTGCCCTTATGACCTTTAGAGAAATTGCTTGGATCATAGAATCAACTCCAGAACTCAAGGCCTTGACTAAAGCAGTCCGATATGCCAACGGTGGCGAGCGAATAGAGCTGCTCAATGGTGCAACCCTTGACTTAGTATCAGACACCAGAGACTCAGCCCGTGGTCGTACTGCTGACTTCTTATGGATTGATGAAGTGCGTGAAATATCCGAGGACGGGTACAAAGCTGCAATTCCAACCACCAGAGCCCGCGCTAACGCCCAAACATTTTTAACATCAAATGCGGGTGATGCATTCTCAACAGTCCTCAATGGCCTTGTCGAACGCGCTAAGGATTACCCGCCTGAGACCTTTGGCTATTATGAGTATTCTGCCCCACAGTATTGCAAGATAGACATCAGATCAGAAGCTTTTTGGCGTGATGCTGTAGCACCAAGTAATCCTGCTTTGGGTTACACAGTGACTAAAGAATCAATCGAGGAAGCAATAGCAACTGCTCCTATAGAGACTACTCGTACTGAGACTTTATGCCAGTGGATTGATTCTCTGCAAAGCCCGTGGCCTCATGGCATTCTTGAGGAAACTAGCGATAACACACTAGAACTTGCAGTTGGGGCTTATACTATATTTGGTTTCGATGTCAGTCCTTCGAGAAGGAACGCATCTTTAGTCGCTGGACAATTACTTCCAGATGGAAGGATTGGCATCGGAATTATGGAGACTTGGAGTTCTCAAGTCGCAGTTGATGATTTAAAGATTGCAGCAGCTATAAAAGGCTGGTGTGACCTTTACAGACCGCGCCTAGTCTGCTACGACAAGTACGCCACTCAATCCATAGCCGATAGATTAAAGCAGGCTGGAGTGATGACAGAGGATGTCTCAGGCCAGCAGTTCTATCAGGCCTGTGGCGATTTATTGACTGGATTGGTAACTCATAAGGTCGTTCATAATGGGCAAGTCGAACTTGTCCAACAATTCAATAATTGCGCAGCTAAGGTCAATGATTCAGCTTGGAGAATCATAAAGCGCAAATCGGCAGGCGATATAAGTGCCATTATTGGAGTTGCAATGACTGTAAGCAAGTTAATGCTTCCAGCACCTAAACCTCAGATTATTACCTAGACACACCTTAGGTGGTATGTCAAATACTTGACATGTGCTACCATTTATGTCTATGGGTCGCATTTTGCAAACATTCGGTCTCCAGTCTAAGCCTCTATTAGAAGCTCAGTCTGCTCCTCAAGTTCTTGGCGAGTATTCACCTTATGCCATGCCTTTTCAGTATGCTTTTGTTAGCAGAGAAGATGCTCTCAGTGTTCCAGCATTAATGAGATGCAGAAATCTTTTAGCGGGAACTATTGGCGCAATTCCAATGGAGCTATACAAAAAATCTACTAATGAAGAACTTGGCTCACCTGCATGGTTAGAGCAACCTTCTTATTCACAGCCACGATCTGTAACGATTGCATATACAGTTGAATCGTTGCTTCTATATTCGCAGGCCTTCTGGAAAGTGGTTGAGATTTATTCTGAGGATGGCCGACCATCTCGCTTTGAGTGGATTGCTAACAATCGCGTAACTGCAACACTTGATAGCACTAACACTTTTGTAAAATCTTATGCAGTTGATGGAATGACTTTACCAATGGACGGCTTAGGAAGTTTGGTTACATTCCAAAGCTTGCTTCCTGGAATCTTAACTACTGGCATTCAAACAATCCGCGCAGCTATTGATGTGCAAAAAGCAGCAGCGGTCTCAGCTTCTCAACCAATGCCGACTGGGATAATTCGGAACAATGGCGCTGACCTTGATCCTAAAGAAGTTTCTGGATTATTAGCTGCTTTCAAGAGCGCAAGAAATAATCGCTCTACTGCTTATTTGACTTCTACTCTTGAGTATGTTCCTGTTCAATTTTCACCTAAGGACATGATGTACGGCGAGGCAATTCAAAATCTTGCAACTGAAATTGCCCGTTTATGCAATGTTCCAGCAATCTATGTATCTGCTGACCAGAACTCCAGTTACACATACAATAATGTTCAAGACGAGAGAAAACAGTTTCTTCAACTATCTTTGCAGCCTTTCATAAGTGCAATAGAAGATCGCTTGTCTATGGATGATATTACTGCTCGTGGAAATGTGGTCAAGTTTGATATTGACAAGAACTTCTTGCGCACTGACCCAATGCAAGAACTAGCAGTAATTGAGAAACTACTTAGCCTTAATCTTATTACTCAAGAACAAGCTATGGAAATGACTGATCTAACACCTAATGGAAGTCAAGGTATGGAATGAACCAAGTAATCACTTTCTCAGCTGAACTAACAGCCGACTCAGCAAGTCGCACTATCTCAGGCAAGATTGTTCCACTCAATGTTGAAGCAGGCTCAACTAATATGGGCAAAGTAATATTTGCTTCTGGCTCTATTGAGATTCAAGACCCTAAAGCAATCAAGCTACTAAGCCAGCATGATAACAAAAAGCCTTTAGGTCGCATGGTCTCATTTAGCGAGTCAGAAGATGCAATTCATGCAGTGTTCTCTGTTAGTCGCTCACAGCGCGGTACAGAAGCTCTTATCCTTGCAGAAGAAGGTTTGCAGTCAGGATTGAGCATTGGTGCAGAAGTTCTTAAGTCTAAAATCAAGGATGGCATTACTTATGTCTCCTCAGCTAGGCTCGTAGAAACGAGCCTTGTTACAGAGCCCGCATTTAAGTCGGCTCAAGTCACTGATATTGCAGCAGAAGAATCTGCTGTAGAAGAAGAAACCCAACCAACAGAAAGCGAGACAGCCACCGTGGAAGAAACCACTTCAGCAGTCGAAGCAACACCAGTTGAAGCACAAGCGGTTGAAGCTGCTCGCCCAACTGTATCAGCAGCATACTTTACAAAGCCACGCATTGAAGTAACAGCAGCTAAGTATGCAGAAAACACAATCCGCGCAGCTCTAGGTGATGAAGATGCTCGTCAATATCTACGCGCAGCAGATGACACAACAGATAACGCAGGTCTAGTACCAACACGCCAACTATCTGAAATCATCAACCCACTATCAACAACAATTCGTCCTTCAATCGATGCAATCTCTCGTGGAGTATTGCCAGATGCAGGTATGACTTTTGAGATTCCAAAGATTACAGCAGCACCAACAGTTGCAGATACAGCAGAAGGTGCAGCATTCTCAGATACAGATCAGACAGCAGCATTCTTGTCAGTATCAGTTAAAAAGTACGCTGGACAGCAGACATTCTCTGTTGAATTGCTAGATCGTACATCTCCAGCATTCTTTGATGAGCTTGTACGCAACATGGCTGCAGCTTACGCAAAGGCTACTAACGCAGCAGTAAATGCTGCTCTTATTGCAGGCGCAACAGCAGATGCAACTACAACAGTCACATATCCAACAGCCTCAGAGTTGCTAGGTATTGTCGCTCGTGGTTCAGCTTCTGTCTATGGCGCTACAGCAGGACTTCCAAACCCATTTGCTCGCAACATGGTTGTATCTACAGGACAATGGTCAAACATCATGTCTCTAAACGATGCAGGCCGTCCAATTTACACAGCTTCACAGCCAATGAACGCAGGCGGTGTAGTAACTCCAACATCACTAACAGGTAATGTTGCAGGACTTAACCTTTATGTTGATCCAACAAACGCAGGCGATGGCGATGGAACAATCCTTGTTGTGAATCCAGATGCATACACATGGTACGAGTCACCAACTTACCGCCTACGCGCAGAATCAACTGCAGCAGGACAGGTAACAATCGGCTACTACGGCTTTGGAGCAATCGCTACTAAGGTCGGCGCAGGCGCATTCAAGAATAACAAGGCGTAAGCCACACTAAGTCGCTCTGGGGAGTAGTAGCCCTCTACTCCCCAGAGTCTTTAGAAAGGAATGGGAATGGCACTTACAACTGTTGCAGAACTCCGTAGCACTCTCGGAGTCGGTACTTTGTATCCAGATGCCACCCTTCAAGAAGTATGCGATGCTACAGACGCAGTACTTATTCCTATGCTTTGGGCTCCTAAGTGGTTTTCAGTAGCACATAGCAACATCGTGAGCGAAGGCACTTTATACTTTGACATTCCAGTAAAAGATATTTTCTATGTTGGACAAACAGTAACTATTTCTAATTCTGGCACTAAATACAATGGATCTAAAACTATTACAGGTGTTGGGGCTTATTCTTTTTCAATAGCAACGACTCATACAGTTGCTCAGGCTAAGCATCCTATTGAGCCATTCGGCACAGTAACAGGGGAAACTTACACAGACTGGACAACCGACATGGCAATCCAGCAAGCAGCTCTTATGGTATCTGTAGAAATCTGGCAAGCGCGAACAGCCACCCTTTCTGGCAGTAACGCTGTCGATTTCCAGCCAAGCCCTTATCGAATGAGCGCACAGCTTCTCGCTAAGGTGCGAGGATTGATCGCACACGCACTAGATCCGCGCTCGATGGTGGGCTAATGCCTCCAGTAGCCATAACGACACTTCGTACCACTCTAGCAACTGCGTTAGTAGATAATGCTAAGTGGCAGACTTTTGCTTTTCCACCTGCCACAGTCCTTGCTAACTCTGTAATTGTGTCTCCGGATGATCCATATTTAACACCCAATAACAATGGGCAGATCTCAGTAAGTCCTATGGCTAACTTTAAGATTATTATGACTGTGCCTTTGTTTGACAATGAAGGCAACCTCAACGGGATAGAAGATACTGTAGTTAGCGTGTTCGCTAAGTTAGCAGCCTCATCTCTGGTCTATAATGTAAGCACAATAAGTGCACCAAGTATTCTCAACGCTGCATCGGGAGACCTTTTAAGCTGCGAGATGTCCGTATCAATCCTAACGAGTTGGAGTTAAGTATGTCCGATTGGGAAAAAGAGAACGAAGCCTTTCTGATCAAGATCGGACAGGTAGCACCAACAGCAGCACCTACACCTAAGCCAGTAACTAAGAAAGACGAGGAATAATCCGATGGCAGTTTATTTAGCAAACACTGGAGTTCTAACTGTTAATGCGGTAGATCTCTCAACATTAGTTACATCTGTAACTATCAACCGAGCATTTGATGAGCTAGAAGTAACAGCTCTTGGCGATCAAGGTCATCGTTATATCAAGGGTCTAGAAGCCTCAAGTAT